CCTGGTACATCTGCGCGACCGACTACGACGGCAACCTGATCGTCTTTGACGGCTACTACGCGCAGACGCCACCGGCCAAGCTCATCTCCGACCACACTGACGCGGTGCTCGCCCTGCGCGAATACTGGTATCCGTCCTGGGAGGACCCGGACGGGCGCATCCAGCGTGGTCAGCCACGTACGATCGCCGACCCTTCGGTGACGGCCTCACTCGGGATGCTCTCCTCCAAGCAGGGAATCCCGGCCACCATCGCGACCGAATACACCGACCAGTCGGACGGCAAGGTTGTACTCATTCCCGGCAACAATGATCGTCAGGCGGGGATGGCGCGAGTCAAGGAGCTGCTCCGCCTTGACCCCGAGCGGGTCTTCCCCGACTGGCACCCGCGTCGCGGAGAGTCGGGAGCACCGAGGCTCTTCATCGTCGAGAAGCGCTGTCCCGAGCTCGTCGAGCAGGTCGCCAACGCTCCTGTTCTTCCCCTCGACTCCGGGCACAAGGGAGCAGGCGAGGTCGTCGACCCGGCCTGGGAGACGGCTTACGGGCACGCACACGCCGCTCTTCGCTACGGCGTCATGTCGCGGCCCGATCCATCCGAGGAGCTGCACTTTCCGCCCGATGATCCACGACTCGCGTTCCTCGAGAAGATCGAGGCGCGCTGGGAGTCTGGGGAGCACACGCGACCTCATCTGATCGACGTCTAGGAGGCGAAGTGATCGAGTTCATCCTCATCGACCATCCGGTCCAGTTCCCGCAGGCGTGCATCGGCTGCATGTCGCAGAAGGGGCCGATGATCGACACGCACCGGCAACTTCGCAGCTACGGGCAAATCTACATCTGCCACGTCTGCGCGAAGACGACTGCGCGGCTTCTCGGGTTCGCGCCGGGTGAGCGGCTGGATGTGTTGTCACAGGCGAGTGAAAGGCTTGTCGAGCTCGATCGGGAGATTGCGTCACTGACCGAGCAGCTTTCAGATACGACCACGGCGTTCGAGGCTGAGCGTGTCCAGACACGCGTCCTGCGTGACAAGATGAAGGACCTCAACGGTCACATCGCTCGCCTCGAGACGGAGATTCGCTCGGCGGCAGAGCACACGCTGGCGGCAGTCTCGAGCTGAGGTGGCGAGCGAACGACGTCGCGGACGAGGCCGGCGAGGGCGCTCAGGAGTGCTCGCGCTTAACTCCGGCTCGTCCTCCTTTGGCCGTGGTAACTCGCTTTCCCTGAACCAGCCCGGCGGCTCGTTTATGTCCGGGCGCCCGGCCGGTGGTGGCGGTGCAGCGGGCGGGGAGAACCTCCTCTTCGCGGCGCTCGCTCAACCGGCAGCATCTACCCAGGGTGGCCTTGGTGACATCGGCCCACCGCCCGTTACGCCGACGCCCCTTCCGCTCGAGGTGCAGCAGCCTCAGGTGCCGCACTTGCCGAGCTTCTCGCCGACGCCCTTCATCCCGAGTCAGCCGGGTCTGAGCACGAGCCCTGTGTGGCCGGGCTTCACTCCGATTCCTCAGCCCGACCCGCGTCGTCGGACAAACTACTTCTTCTAGGAGGCGCCGATGGTGTACGTCGCCCTGGCTGCGATCGGCGTGGCTGCGCTCGAGGTCGTCTGCTTCGCTCCTGTCTTTCGCTACGTCATTCGGCAGTCGGCGCGTGAGCGTGAGCTTCTCGTCAACCAGCTCTGCCACATGGCTGGGCGCCCGTGGCAGGAGCCGCCGTCGTGGGCACCCGAGACGCCTGAGCTGGTCCCGGACTTCGTGACCATCCCCGAGCAACTGCCTGACTACTAGTGTCCAGCCTGGCCGTTCGTGACTCGCAGGGAAGTGTCGTCGGTGCTGACGAGCTGACACGCGAGATTCGTCGTGAGCTGACCGAGGCGCGCGAGGATCGCAAGCGCATCGAACCTACCTGGCACTCGAACCTTGCTTTCGCGGCGGGGAAATACTGGCTTAAGTGGGATATCAACCAGCGCCAACTCTTCTTTCCGAGGGAGCTGCAAGGTCGTGAGCTCTACTCGACCGATGTCATCACCGAGTACCGCACGACTGCTCTCGGCGAGCTTGGCTCCGACGACGATCGCCCCGAGCTTCTCCTGCGCCGAGATGACAAGCCTTCCGAGGACTTCCAGGAGCAGCTCAACCGCGCGGTCGCTTGGGGCTGGGACTACGAGTGGCGCGGTGACGATGCGCTCGAGGAGGTCCGCCGCTTGTGCCTCGACCTCGGGACCGCGGCGATCCGCTGCCGCTTCGATCCGAGCGTCGGGCCGATCGTTGCCGACAACGTCCCGCACATGGACGGGATGCCGGTGCGCGATTCCGAAAAGGCGATGGAGCTCATGGCGTCCGGCCCGCGTGAGGACGTCGAGATGCGTGCGATCCAGCAGGGTCGAATCTGCTGGGACCCGCTCTCGCCCTTCAACCTGCTCGTCCCTCCGGGCGTCCCGCACGAGCGTGACTTTCCTTGGGAGTGTGTTGTTCGGCCGGCGCCGCTGGCGAAGGTGCAGACGGAGTACCCGGAGACTGCTGGTGATTTGAAAGCCGACACCGACATCGGCTCGATCCTCGGGCTCGACACGATGTCCGAGGTTGGGGACGCGGTCGGCGCGTCGCTGGCGCCGGGTAAGGCTGGTCGGCTCAAGGGCCATGTGTGGCTCTTCACCTACTACGAGCACCCGTCGCCGAAGTTCCTGCAAGGACGCACGGTCGTTTTTGGTGGGAACAAGATGAAGCCGCTGCGGATTACCGACCGGCTCCCCTACGTCGACCCGGACGGCTCCTACTGCTCGGGCATCTCCTACTTCCACTGGTGGCGTGTCACGGGCCGCTTCTGGTCGCGCTCGCTCGTCGAGGCGATGAAGGACCCGCAGCGCTCGGTCAACAAGCGCCGTACGCAGATCAACGAGATCATCGACCGTGGCCTGCCGGTCGTCTTCGTCGAGAAGAACTCGCCCGCGAAGGAGCGGCGTGGACTGCCAATGGAGATCATCGAGATCGGCCCGCAGGAGCGTGCGCCGCAGCCGACGCAGGGCATCTCGCCCGGTGAGTGGATGTACCACGACATTCAGGAGATGCGTGGCGACATCGAGCACGCGACTGGAATCCGTGGGCCGCGTCTCGGTGAGAACCCGACGAACGTCACGACTTACTCGCAGCTCGCACTTCTGAACGAGAACGATCAGGTCAAGCGCTCAATGATCCTGCGTGAGCATAAGCTCTCGATCGCGAAGCTCGTTGAGGCGTCGGTCTATGACATCCGAACCTACTGGGGACCGGAGCGCACGATCGCGCTTGCCTCCGACGAGGAGGAGGTCCAGGCGGTCAACTTCGACGCGCAGAAGGTTCCGCCGTTCTTCATCGTCAAGGTCGCGAAGGGATCGGCCAAGCCACGCTCGCAGGCGGCTGAGCTCAAGAAGGTCGAGGACCTGTGGAACGGGATCATCGCGACGGGTGCCTTCATGCTCAACCCGCACGACTGGGTGGAGTGGCTCAAGGACTCGCTCGATCAGGGACAGGCACTCGACCTGCCAGAGGGCGGAGTCGATGAGCACGCGGATCAGGCCGAGCTCGAGAACTCGCTCCTCATCTCCGGTCAGGACCCGTCGGTCCAGTATTACCAGCCTTCTCACATCCACATTCCGATCCATCGCCGCGTGCAGATTCAGGCATCGCTCAACGGTGACATGGCGCTGTGGACTCGGACTGAGAACCACGTCCAGAAGCACGTCCTGATGGACATGGAAACCGCGCGGCAGATGGCAAAGATGGTGCCGCCCGAACTCACAATGCAGACAGGAGAAGCAGATGCCCCCGAAGCCCAAAGTGGCTCCCAAGGTGGCGGCGCAGCCCAAGCCTGATGCCTATGCTGCGTATGCCGCGCGTCTGAGTGCGCTCGAGGATCGGCTCTCTGCGATCGAAGCTGCTCTTCGTGCCAGTCTGAACCTCGACGTGTAATGGCGCGACCGCGTCTCAAGCCGGTGACGTTCGTCACCGTGGAGGAGGTCTTTGCTCCTCAGATCAAGGTCCGCGCGACGCGTGACCTGAACGGGTGGGCGGATCGTAAGCAGAGCGTGAAGTGGCATCTCCCGAAGGGGCAGATCGGTTGCCTCGACGAGCCGACCGCACGCGAGTTCCAGATCAAGGGCTACATCGAGATCATCGACGGCGCTGTCAGACCGGTGTCGGAAGACGAGGCTGCGGAGATTCTCTCCACCGTGACGGTGATCGGACTAGGAGGCTCAGGTGGCTGACGGCTGGTACGAACATGGCGCGAAGCACTTTGGCCTTGGCA